AACTTTCACACAAGACGATACTCTTATTTTAGAACGGGCAGTGACACAGGCTACTAAGTTGACCTTAAACATATCGCAGGGCTATACTATAATATTATTACAGGACGGTAAGACACAACAAGTGTTAGTGAACGGTGGAGGCGACTCTACTATAACGATTACACAGGGATCAGGATGATCGGATTTACATGCGGAGCTTTTGATTTATTACATGCAGGACATGTAGTTATGTTTAAAGAAGCTAAAGAGAATTGTGATTACCTAATAGTAGGATTGCAAACAGACCCAAGCATAGACAGACAAGAAAAGAACCAGCCTATCCAATCTATTTACGAACGTTATATACAACTCCAAGCAGTTAAATATATAGATGAAGTCATACCTTATGACACAGAAAAAAGTTTAATCGATTTACTAGAAAGCACAGAGATACATTTAAGGTTTATAGGAGAAGACTACGTAGATAGGCACTTTACAGGCAAAGGAATGCACGAGATTTATTACACTAACCGTAAGCATTCGTTTTCTACTACAGAACTAAGGAGTAGAAGATGAAGAAATGGTATTCATATATAACTGTAGCTTTATTAACTTTACCTTTATTGTTTAGCTGGCAGGCACTAGAAGTATTAAAACTAAAAACATTTGACGCACTCGTACAAACACCAGATCCATCTGGCTGGTTTGTAACGTTAGATATAACAGAAGAAGATGTAGCGCTTGCGGGCGGATGGCCGTATCCGCGACAAGACCTTGCACGAATACAATTAGATTTGTTGGATGCAGGAGCGTTAGGTGTAGGTTGGGTTGTTGCTTTTCCACAAGCAGATAGATTCGGTGGAGATCAGGCATTTGCAGATGCTCTACTACAAGGCCCTAGTGTAATTGCCACGTTTGAAGGAGGCAGTTCTTATGCGCCAACTACAGGCACAGTTATATTAGGAGATGGAGAACCTATACAGGGTATTGCTTCACAGGGTGTGATTGGAAATGTGTCCGTGCTAGCAGACTCAGCTTACCAGGGGCTGGCAGTTGCACGTACTGACGTAGATAATTTAGTTAGGCGTTTACCTTTATTGCTCCAGACTCCAGACGGTTGGACTCCGTCTTTTGGTATACAAGTTATTAAAATGATTAGTGGTTCAGATACGTACATTATTAAAGGGCAGCAGGGGCAGATTGAAGAACTTACTATTCCTAATTATGCAGAAATACCTGTAGATAGCATTGGTCGTAGGTGGGTATCTTGGGTTGATACTTCAAGCACTAGCCTGGAAGAGATGGATGTACGTGATAAGTTTGTGTTTGTAGGTGTAAGCGCAAAAGGTGTAATGCCTCAAATAGCTACGCCAGTTGGCTTGTTGTACCCCCACCATATACAAGCCGCGTTAGCTGAGAGCATGACGGTAGACGTGCCAGCGATACCAGGCACTGCGTTACTATATGAATTACTTATACTTATAACAGTCCTATTATTAACCATAGTTATAATACGTACATTAGGGCTCGTCGGGACTGTAGTAGGGACCGTGGGCCTTGTATCGTTGACCGCGGTCGGTGGTTGGTATTTAATTGCATCTAATATACTTATTGATGTAACTTATAGTATATTATCAGCTATACTTATATCTGTACAAGAATTCTATTTACGTTTTAACGAACAGTTTAAATTAAGGCAGTTAATAAAAAAACAATTCGAGCACTACCTGGATCCTAAACAAGTTGCACGATTACAAAATAATCCAGAGCTACTTAAGTTAGGAGGAGAACGTAGAACTTGCACGTTCTTGTTCACTGACGTCAGGGGGTTCACGAATCTGTCCGAAAAGTTAGAGCCTGAAGAAGTAACAGACATAATGAATAAAGCTCTTACCGTACAAGTAGAATGCATCCAGGCCCACGGTGGCATGGTTGACAAGTTCATAGGCGACGCGTGCATGGCCATCTTTAACTCCCCCCTAGATTTAGATGAACACGAACAACGCGCTGTCGCCTGTGCCCAGGATATGCGTACGGCAATAAAAGCGCTGCAAAAAGAATTGCCTGAACCTGTAGCCATAGGCATAGGTGTTAATACAGGAGAAGCAGTAATTGGTAATATGGGCTCGGATTCTCGTTTTGATTATTCAGCAATAGGAGATGCCGTAAACACAGCCGCACGATTAGAAAGTGCAACTAAAGAAGCTGGTGTTGATTTATTAATTGGAGAACGTACAGCTTCTAAGATCCCGGGGGCTAAGTTGCACGACACTATAAAAGTAAAAGGTAAAGCCAAAGCTTTGAAGGTGTATACTATATAGATGCCAAGAAACTATAAACAAGAATACGAACGTTATCACAAATCTCCAGAACAAAAAAAGAGACGTGCAGGTCGAAATAGAATACGTAGAGAGATGTTAAAAAGTGGTAGAGTTAGAAAAGGTAGTCGTGTTGATATACATCATAGAGATGGAAATCCAGAAAATAACTCTCCTGGCAACGTTGTATTACAAGATAGGTCAAAAAACCGTTCTTTCGCTAGAAATAGTAAATCTGGGAAAAAATGACCTCACACAATGCTCTGTATGAGGTTTTGTTAGGGTAAGTAAGGCCGTAGGTCCAACTAAATCAATATTTATCTGGAGGGCTTTTCTGTGCGTCAGACACCGATTCTTCTTTTTCTAGTGTTTTTATCAGCCTATTTAGGTACCACTGAGCTTTAAGGACGTCTTGTAGCCCTTTTTTGGCCTCATACCTCCACATGTACTTTTGGATGTTCCCTTTTAGATACCCTTTAAAAGATTCTGGGGTCATACTTTCTTCTATTGCCACAATACATTCCACGTTCCCTGTGTTGTAATGCGGAGGTGAGTTTACATAATCAGTCATTTGTTTCTCCTAGACAAAATTTAGTTAATGTTTCTACAAATATTTTAAATGGTATAGCTTCTTTTATAAAAGTTCCCACTGTAATATGTGTAAGTGTAAAATCTTCAGTAACGTACACTTGATCTCCTGAACCAAACACTGCGTACGTAAATACACCATGTTCTTGTTGGCGAGCAAGCCATATACGTTGTTGTTCTGATAAGTTAATTTTTATTTTTGAGTTAAGCTTTGCAGGCAAGTTCTCTTTGTACTTATATTCAATCCAACAATGATTGCTAGGACCAGAGTAGTAAGTGTCCGACACACCTCCATGGTAGGGATCGTTGATCTTCCACCTATAAACTTCTTTAGGTAGTTTTCTATGTACTTTATTAATGAAATCCTTTTCTTGCACATATGGAGTATATCATACGTACTTGAGTGCGACGTATACTGTCGCACCCGTACGCAAGTTACTTAACTTTTATTTGCAAATGTTTTATCGTAAAAACCTTTAGCAACATTATAAGTATCTTCTTTTAGCCAACCAACGTTAGACACAGCAATGTTCATAAACTTTTGCCCTGCTTTGTTAGCCGTTTGAACAGAAGCCAATTTCCATAAAGAAGCAAATCTATCTCCGCCTAGCTTCATGATTTGTGTATTCCATTCTCTTGACACCCTAAGCTTAGAAGATGAACAATCAAACAAGAATGGTATCTCTGAGATATCTCCTGTTTTTTCATCTACTTTAAGCAGTGTATGTGTTTGGGTTTGGGTAATCTCATGGTCTTCGACCTTGTTACCAGCATCTTCAAGATGTTGAATAGCTTCTTGTTTTGTTGGGAAAGTACCAACTAAACCGCCACCTTTCTCTCTTTTTACCCATACAACATACTCTTCTCTAAAGTGTACGTTAACTACAAATAATTCTTTACCGTAGCTTTCTTTGGTTACAGTGTTTATAAAGTCGCCGACTTTAGCGCCGTCTATATATTCACTATGGTTTTCATCTACTTCGTTTGACAACTGTTGCAGCTGCTTTAAACGTGGGGTAGACAAATGTTCTGAGCCAATGTTTTCATTACCCAGGTTCTCGCCTTTCTTTACATGAGCAGGCATTGTGCTCGTTACTATACTTATATCATTAGACATGTTTCATTCTCCTTGTTTCATCTAACATTATTATTACGCTGACCTAAAATTAATTCGGGTCAACTCCGTACTTTTAACACCAGGTACATCAAAACCTGTTGCTACTAGTTCTCTGTAGGCGGTTGCGGACATACGTTTTTGCAATAACTCAAACTGATTAGTTTCAGTTATGTGTTCGTGCAAAGAATCCCAATCTTCTACAGTTGGCACAACCTCAGTTTTAAGTGAGATTGTACAAATATCATTAGAAATTTTATCGAGCCCTTGCTCTTGCATTCTAATAGATATCTGACTTTCTAATTCGCGTTGTTGCGATTTAAGAACTTTTTCTTCTGACTGAACTACTTTAATTTGTTCACGTACTTTAGCTGTTTCTGCTAATAAATCATTTAATTTTACACTCATATTTTTTCCTCTATTGGTGATTGGATTGTCCAGTCTCTAGAATCCCAATCTTGTTTATATTCTTTTGGGTAATCTGTACCCCCATAGTCATTAACTAAAGATTCGCTTTTATTTATAGCTTCATCTTCATTTTTAGCTTCGATACAAATTAATACTCTTTCTTCGAATATTATAGGTACCCAATATTTTTTCATTATGTTATCTCCTTTAAAATATGTAGTAAGTTTTCCATACGACCTAACTTAGTATTAAGTTTTTCGTACACCTCAGGTTCCCAAGTATTTCTGGCTTGTATAAGTATTGTCTCGGTCTTTTGTGTTTGACCTGCTCTGTATATACGCTGGTTAAATTGCTGATAATGCTCAGCATTGTATGTAGGTGAACACCATATAACTGTATTAGCTTTAGTCAATGTAAGACCGTGGCCTGCTGACTGCGGATGACAAAACAGAACTTTGATATGCCCTGCTTGGTATCTAGCTACAATATCATTACGTTTTTCAGGTTTAACACTGCCGTCAATAACGTCGTAAGTAATACCTTCTTTGTTAGCCATTTCTACCAGCGCATCACGTTCGTGCTTCCAGTTAAATGCTACAAGACTATGTGCACGTTGAGATACAAGCGTCATAACTATGTCATAACGTTCTTGGTGTACAAATTGAACCACACCATCTTCGTCATACACGGCCCCCGTTACAAGTTGTAATAGTTTTTTCACACGTGCAGCTGCATGCACAGCGTTGACTGTACCTGATTTTGTATACAAGACAGACTCTTCTGCTAGAGTTTTGTATTGTTTTTGTACGTTAGGCGTTAGCTTTGTGTTTATTGTTCGTACAATTTTATCTGGTAGATCCATGCAATCTGTAAGAGCAAAACGTATAGATATGTCAGACAGCTTATCTGCTATTGTTTCTTCTATGCCTGGTTTATCAATCCACTCGTTTGCAAAGCCGTTAAACTTTGGTGTACAAGCTTGATGTCTGAATGAATAGAATCTAGCGCCAAGACGCTCCCCGCTATCTATAAGATAAACGGGGTGCCATATATCTAGAATAGTATTACTATTAGGAGTACCAGACATGGCAATCCTATTAGTAAAATGTGAGATAATTTTGTTGAGATTTTTACTGCGTTTAGCTGACCGATTTTTAAAAGCGGTAAACTCGTCAATAATGATTGTATCGAAGTCTTTAAGGTACTGTGTGTTTTTACATAAAAAGTTAACAGCCTCGAAATTAGTGATGACCATTTCGTTTTTATCATCTTCAAATACTTGTTTTCTATTTTTTGCATAAGCTACTCCATAATTAATATTGGGTTGGAACTTGCTAATGTCCTCCCCCCACGCTGCTTCCAATATTGAAAGTGGCGCCAAGACTAAAGCCTTGCCACCGAGTATAGCATGAGCATCTAAAACCGCACGAGTTTTACCAGTACCTGGGTCAGACGTAATAAGACAACATTTAGTGTCTACTATAAAATCTGTGGTGGTTTGTTGGTGCGCGTAAGGCGCAGGAATGTTTGTTACGTCGTTCATTGTTCATCTCCGTAGTACTCTGTGTTAGTTGGGTGAGTACTAGTGTTTGTTAATTATATCTAATTAGAGCCCCATTCGCAATAAGGCTCTGGGCCTTTACCAAATGAACACCACCTGCAATTGTAATTGCTAGGATTTGGTGGAAATTTAGTAGCTGTAGTCATAGTTACAGCTCGCTCATGAAGTTTTGGCATAAAGATCATAGCTTCATCTCTAGTGTACGTTTGCTCCATAGTTGTACCGTGATCTAAATACCACATTTCTGTGTTTACTATTTCTAAATCAGGGTACATAAAGAACGTACCGATAGCATAAATAAGTGCTTGTTGACTGTGTGCTATCTCATTGCCAAATTGTTTACCTGTTTTATAGTCAATTACTCTAGCTGACGTTTCTGTTTCGTGTACTAAAGCATCTAGTTTTATACGAGCCCAAGTATCAGGAGCAAGCCAACCTGTAGGTTCCCAGTTAAGAGTGAAACCCCACTCTCCTTCTGTCTCTACTTTTGCATCTCCGAACTGTTTTCTTAGATCTTTGAATTGCTGTTCAAATTTTTTTAACGTGTCAGGTAGCTCGCCTAGCTCGTGTCGTACGTATTTTTCTGCTTCATCATGGATTCGTGTTCCACGCTCAGCTGCAGGACCAAATTCTTCACGTACTTTTTTTACTTTAGATATGTAAGTTCTGTAGGCGCAAGATTCGTATGTTTTTAAGGCCGAGTAAGACCATGCTGGTACTAGACCTAGTTCGATATCCTCCGTGACCTCAAGCGTTGAGATAAGGTCTGGACGGTCAGGCTGTGTTAGATTCTCCATTCTCTAATAATCCTAAATCCCTTTCGTCAAAATGTTCGTTTATTAATTCTTTCCTAACATTATTATCTATTTTCCAAGTTAATACAACTCCGCGCGGAATGCCTGCCTGGCGATCTTTGCTTACACGTTTACGTGCTGTTTTAATATTTAGTCTAGACATTACTTTAGAGAAGTCTCTTTGCGACATAGTGTTGCGGCTGTCTGTTAACGCATCGTACACTACTTTAAAATGTGCAAGAGGTATAACAACTTCTTGTCCTAATGTAGCAATCCAATCTTTTAAATATCTTTGTGCCGTACTTATCCCGCCAGCGTCAAATGTATTTGTAAGAGGTATATCAAGTATATCTGTGAAGTATTCTAGATTACGTGTACGTATTGCATTTGCAAATTCTTCTATAATAGACATAGATATTTCTTTCATTTCTTTTTTCGCATCGTTTTCTAAGGCCGTGTGAGCCATGCGTACGTCAACTTTAAATTTATTTAATACGCCTGCAAGAATATATAGTTCAGGTTCTAAAGCATCTAGATTTTGTAATAACTCTGGAAAAGCTTCTTCTATTTTTTGTTCTTGTCGTGGTGCTACATTATATCTTCTGTCGCTATCTTCTATTTTAACTGCATCTGCTCTGTTAGTAAGAAAGATAAAGTTTGTGAAAGACGGCAGCTCTATTTGGTTTGTACGCATTGCTCTAATTGTAAGATTAGGTTCTGTAATCTGATGTTTTAATTTGTCAGCCATTTTACCTACCGAGCCAGAGTCAGCCATACGAAATTCATCTACTACTAAAAACAAAGCTGTTCTCATATACAAGTTAAATTGTTCTTCTATATTTTCTAATGCTCTCATTGGTGTTTGTTGTTCACCAAACAAAGGTTTAAGTATTTTATGTATGAACAAACCTTTACCAGTACCTGGTATGCCTGTAAATATCCATGCGGTCATAGTCTTCCTTCTGTGCTGATATATGTACGCAAGCCAATTAACAAAATGTTCAAACTCTGGCTTACCATTACCAAGTGCATGCATCATAAGTTTATAAAAATTAGGTGCAATCTTTTGGATCTGTATGGCTTCACCGTACGTAAGTTCTTTTACATTTTCTTCGCTACGCATCATGTAAGGTGTGCGCCTAAACAAATTTACTGAGTACGGAATGGTCTCCAGGTCAATACCTTTGTCAGAGCTCGGATCAAATACGACACGAGCATCAGGGACAAAATCCATGGTAGGACGACCGTGAGACTTAAGAAAGTCATTAACCGAACTTTTGCCTGTGGGCGTGAGGGGGTAGTCGTCGTCAAATTGTTGTTTTGTTTCATCATACACTCCGTTGTAATATGTATCTGTAAAGAAATCACGTAACACTATTGGTTTCTTTTTAGTTTCGTTGTCTATTTTATCTGCAAATATTTCAAATATACTTCTATAAAAGTCAGGATCTGCTTTTTCTATTTCCCATACAGGTTCGCCTTTAAAGTTGTACATGTAATGTGGATTAGTTAACAAGAAATAATAACCTCCGCTGTCGCCTGTGTTTACATTACAGTTAACAAAAGGTTCGGACACACGTGTGATCTGGATAGTCATCTTGTCTGGGTTTTGTAATACTTCGTGAGCTTCACCTGCAACATTGACCGTAGATACCTTTCCAACTCTTTTAGGAAGGTTGTTTTTCTTTCGTAAATTATCTTTAATCTGCAAACCAAGGGTGTGTACCTTTTCAGGATTAACACCGATTAAAGATGAGGAGATCTCAAGAACAGGCGAACCACGGTCAACCTTGACAAACCTACCACTAGGGTAGGGATCATCGACACCGATGAACTTTGGAGTTGCTATATAGATAAGCTTACTGTTATCTGCGACTGATGGGTCTAATATGTACGAAAGACTTTGGCCATTAGCTGACAGTTTTATTTGTTCAGCTAAAAACTCTGTTTGGTAGTTAATCATACGTATAAAATCTTTCAGGGTCTTTGGATGCACGGGCATGTCTAATAAAAAGAACAGATGCAATGACACTGTATTTGGTTTAAAACCAAGAGAAGCACTAGCTTGAGCAATATAACTTACATTATGAAATACTTCAGGTAATTGTAAGACTATTTTATCGGCTAATGCCTGCAGTTCTCCTGGATTGGTTGTATGCAAACCGTCTACATCTAAAACTAATAGCTCTGTAGTGTTTGCACGTTCAGTCATAAACGCACGCGGTTCGTCATCTAACTTACGTTTTAATGCGCCTTTATGTAAACAAGCTCCTGTTTTTGCTTGGTCTACAAGTAATTTATATAATTTATTTAACCCTTTTTTATCTACAGATATATCAAAATGTTCTGACGTAAAGTTTTTTACTAATGGGTAAGGTTTTGTACCTTCTGTTGATATTTCTTTTGCTAATGGTTTTTTTGCGTTTAAAAAAACTACTTCCATATTATTTCTCCTTCTGTGTATATACTTCTTCTCTATCTATTCTTACAGATTTATCTGCTTGAAACCCTAGTTTGCATTGGGTCGGAGATACGTGCGTTACGGTTACTTCGCAAAGCACTTTGCCGTTTTGATGTAAAACGATCTTTTCTCCTTTCTTTCGAGTTAGTATTAAATTTTTATTTGTCATATACCTGGCTTACGCCTCCTTCTGCGTCTAGCGGTAGATCGCTACACCAGTTAGGTGCCGTACGCATGATATTGATAATCTTTTCCATTGTAGCATCTGAATCTAGTTCAGAGCCAATGGCTATAATTTCATCGTGTACTTGCAGTACTATATCAACTTCTGGCATAGCTTGTACTTCTAACATTTGGTCAGTAATAACTATACGAGCAAGGGCTTGTACAACGTTCTCAGTTATTCTGGGACCGTGTGTACGAATTATTTCTCTTTCTGTTTTGTATACAAAATTGCCGTATTCAAACATAAGATTTGGGTAATTAAGTGCCATACCGTTTGGCAGCTCTAGCGCTCTTGGACGAATTGTAAGCGGGCCATATTTTAGACCATAACCTTGTGGGTTAATCATTTGAAACAAGCTGTCTTTCATACCCGACCAGAGTTTAGGTATGTTTGGATACATACCACGATACTGCATAACAATACTTTTTGCTGCTGTATCTGATAACTCTACAGAGGGTGAACCTGTTTTAAGTGTAGCTTGGAATTTGTCTGCTCCCATACCGTAACCTAAACCTAATATAGCTGTTTTACCTACATACCTTTCCAGCTTATCTTGTTTAGTAATGGCACGACCATATATTTGTGAAGCAAACTCGCAATAAACATCACGACCTGTAGCAAAAGCTTCAACTAAATCATGTTCTTTAGACAGCCATGCAAGCATACGAGCTTCTATGTTAGACAAATCAGCTATAAATAACTTTTGTCCTTCAGGAGCCATAAGCGCCGTACGAAGTTTAGATCCCCGGGGGAGGTTCTGTAAGTTAATTTTGTCAGCGCCACCAAACCTACCTGTATGAGCAGCATAGTAACGAAGCGGTATACTAAATGTACCGTCAGGGTTTGTAGAATCAATAAATCTTTGAGCACGTGTTTCTTCTATACGAGACTTAACAAGTTCACGCGCGTCCCATATGTGTTTGTACTCAGGGTACATGTTACACATTTGTATGTAAGCGCTGTCGTTTTTACCAAAAGCAGGTATTTGTTTACCTGTTGTAGGACTTTTCTTTGTTGGTACAACGATACCTAACTCTTCTAAATGAGCTTTGAATTTTTGTTGACTAGCCAATACTTCTCTAGTTGTACCACTGGCTTCTATTCCTGCTGCAGTTTTGATGGCTATTTCATCTTTGTACGTAATCAACGAACCACGGTCAAGCATTAGCTTTGGTTCTACAAATAAACGTACAGTTAGATCTATGATCTGCAGCTCTTTGTCTGGGTAGTTAGTCATATAACTTTGAAACAAAGCATAAGTCAGATCAACATCTTGTATACAATAGCCACCTATTTGCGCATCAAGCTCTGGATCCAGGTCACGTACGCCTTTAGCATTTACAAGTTCTTCGCCTTTACGCATTGTTTCATCGTTTGCGAACTCACGTTTGCATGCGTTAGCAAGGCTTGCGGACATGTTAGGGTAGAGACCACGGGACATAGCCGCAGTATCGTAATAAAACGCAGGTATACAATTAAAATATTGAGTAAGTATGTACGCATCGAACAAGGTGTTGTGGCAAACAACTGCAGTATTAGCCCAATCTATTTGTTGTAATACGTCAGGTGTCTCTTCTTCGTTGTACCATTCTGTTTCACCGTCTTCTACTTTAATACCTACACCCCACACCTTAAAGTCTGAGTGATTGACATACTGGACCGTGCTCATTTTAGTGAGCGACAGTTGTACGTCATAGTAAGTTTCGAAGTCTAAGTAAATTTTTTGCATATTTTATCCCATAGTTTTTTTAAGTCTGCGTTAAGACTTTCTAACATTTGTGCTATTTCATTAAGTTCTTTTTTCATTGTCCCATTCCTTTAAGTACTTTTCTGCAACTAAACCTTTTTGTGCAAGTTCTTGCAATTTATCAAAGTCTTTTTCAACTTTATCTATTTCAGTCCACACTGCATCTACAGTTGATTGTTCTAAATCATAATCAAACGCAGAATCAGGTATAGCATTGTCTAAATCAGACATAGCTTTTCTTAGACCACCTAGCATTGTAAATATTTGTTTTGTCATTATTTGTCTACCTCCGATAATGATTCGTGACATTGCACAATCATCTGTTTAATAAGTACGCCCGTACCTACCCCGTAAAATTTCTTTAAGGCTGTAAGTTTCTTTTTGGTATCTGGGTCAATTCTAAATTGAACACCAGCTGTATTTGCTTTTTTTGTTGTTATATTTAATTTCATAGCTCCTCCTGAACTTGTAGTTGTATTGGGTCCATGTCTCCGTACCAGTCGACATAGTCATCTTCGTTTATTTCTTGGCCGCACTCATTTTTTAAAAATTCATGCCATTCTTCTTGTTTTTTTTCTCTATAATTTTCTTCTAAATCTTTATTATTAAAAAAAGCATCGGCTCTAACTACTTCGTAGTCATGACCATATTTACTATTTTTAACTAATATTTGTACCTTCATAGTTCCTCCTTGAACTTATTCATTTTTATACACCAGTCATCGTACTCGCTACGCTTTGCACGCTCCCAGCCTATTTGTTTACTTGTATACATACTGTAAGCAATAGATATTTTTACATACTTCCATTGTATATACGGCAAGTCAGCTGGATCGTTGTAAGTGTACGGATGTATCGGGTTACGTTTTACATAAACGTGGGTTGGGGGCATCTAATTACTCCGTTAATTAAACTTGACAAAATCCATTCTTGTCTTTATGACTATAGATATTACCTAATAATGGGTGATAACACAAATGGAGAAATATTATGGCAACTTTTACAAGTGACATGGTAGCTGGAAATCAATCATTTAAACCTTTCCCAAGTGGAGCGGTTGGTGTTAGATATGCCAAGATAAACATCACTGCAGCTGTTAACGCAGGCGACATCTACAAAATGGTAGACGTATTTGCTGGCGAAACATTGCATGACGTTAAAATTAAATCTAGTGATTTAGACACTGGTACTGGTCTTGTGTTTGGTGTTGGTGATGGCAGTGATACTGATAAGTACATTGGCGCTTCTAGCATTGGACAAGCTGGTGGAGTGGATCATTCAGATGCTGACTTAGCACCTGTGACTTACTCTGCAGACGATACAATTGATATCATCTGTGAAGTAGCTCCTGCTGGTGACGTAGCTTCTGGTACGCTAGAAATGTGGATTTACGTATCGTAAACCAAAGCGCATAGCCCAAGACGGGACACCGAAACTTGGGCTATACTAATGCCACTCTTTGGCATGTTCAAAAAGGCGGGGAACAATGTGCATCGCAGGTGCGACCTGCTTAGACTATTTGATTACACACTCTAGTCTGGTTTTTTTTGGTGTAACCCCTTCTCGCGAAACTAATGTAATATCTGCGGTCTAACTTCGCCCATGCCACCTTCGGACACGAACTGATCCCAATCGCCGGGATAACCACACGCAAGTAATATACATAATTTTACATCATCTTTTGATAAATGATGTTTGATGGATGCTGCTTCTATGCCTATATCCATAGCTTCTTCGCCCACGTCCATCATTGCTGATTTAAGTCTTCCCATAATCACTCCTTGGGTAATATTCTTCGAATTTCATTGTAGCTTGTTCTTGAGTAAGCAACGCCTCTTGGTATTGTTTACGTTCAAAATTAGCGGCATCTATCCAGCTACTCATGTTAGCTTCATATGAATATTCTGGGTTGTATTGCCATATTGTTTGTTCTGCTTGCATATTAATCCCCTAGTAATTTATTAGTTAATATTACCTCATTCATTTGTTCTTTCAACTCGTCAGGTATTATTTGCTCTGGCGTCATGCGGTTTGCTGGTGAAGACGGAGCCTTTTTAGTAAGCATACGCTCTATATATTCGCTTGGTACAAGCTCTTTACCACCTGGCCATTCGTCAATAAACCTTTTAAGTGTTGTAATTTTGTCTATAAACTCAACAAACTTTTCTAAATTAGTAGCTACTTGTGCTTCTATAAGACCAATAGGAGATAACATCTCACATAATTTTGGGTCTGTAATAAGCCAAGCTCTATCTGCATGCGGAGCATATTGTTTATTTTGATACCAACCTTTTTCGTATTCTACTTTTGTTTGTGTTGGTTGATAAAATTGATCTAGGTCTTTTAACTCTACAGCAATATCCCCTTCCATATAATTATCAGAACCATCCCTTTGTTTACCTGTTTCTCCATATGAAACATCAAGATAAGGTTCGTTCCAATCAAACAACATAGACATGTGATCACTAGCAGGTCTGTTGGGATTACATATAATTCCTAAGCTTACGCTAGTTTCTACAATATGTTCACAAACACGACTACTGCCGTATCTAGTTTGACTGTTAGTAGCTAATCTAACTTTATCAATTACATCATGGTAGTTTTCTTGCAACTCACAAAGTTTGGCAAACTCAGGGTCGTTGTCTGTTATTCCGTGTATAATTGCATCTATTGCAGGTTGCACGTTGTGTGATTTACGAAATGCTTTTTCTAATTGCATTCTGTAATTATCTGTTATTTGTTCACGTAATGTTTGTGACATTTGTACACTAGCCATATTATTTCCTCCAATCTGGTTCTACTGTTTGCCATGCGACTTTTGGCGATTTAAATTTCATACCCATAGGTAGTTTTACATCCTTGGTTTGGACAACTAATTTCTCGTGTCGCACTGTTTTTTTAAGAACAAACAGAACGAGAGATGCTGTCAAACCGCCGATCATTGCTGCAGTCATACCGCTGAATGTGCCGTAAAAGCACACCATCAGCGTGACTGTAATTAAGACATCTACAAAAATGTCGTTGCCGATAGTCTTACGACCACCTGCTTTAAGCGCCAGCAAAAGCAGACCTAGCGCGCTGAGTATGCCTACTAGTAACATCATTCCTCCTTTGCCATGCAAGATAAGCCATGTACGCAAACTGTACAAGCTCGATTAAAATCCACATTGCTGTGGTGATTGTGCCAACAATATTAGCCATTACATTAACCTCCATAATAAATAAAATATACACCCGAGGCCAACCGCGACACCGAGCAGAAGCAACGAGTACTGAATACTAGTTGCAAGACCGAATAATAAAAACAGTATAAATGTGCCGGTCAACACAGATACACCAAACTCTTTAGCATATTGCTTACATTTTGATAACTTCTCCATAGGGAGCCTCCTCTTGGTTAGTTGATACCCATAACACTGGGTAATGTGGTTTGTCTCCAAAGTCTTCTTGGCTAACTTCTAAGTCAGTAAGATACACAAGAGCAGCTACATTTGGATGCTTGTCATTGATGTAATCTATAACTGGCCTGAACAAAGTACCACCTCGACCTTGGTATTCTACTTTGAGTGGTAAAGACTCACGTGTGTATTCAGTAACTTGATTAATTTCTGAGTCACATTGTATAAACTGCACTCGGTCAGGGTTGAGCTCATGCAAGATGTACGATGTTTCTGATGTAAACTGTTGCAACTCCTCATCTGATATAGAACCTGATGTATCTACTGCAATTGCAATTTCTTCTAAGCACGGGTTGTGCAATGATGGCAGATAAAGACCAGAGCCAATAAACCGTCTGTTAGGACGAGACCAAGTAAAGTCTGATTTGTTGTTGGAACGTAAAAAACGAGCCAACACTGCTTTCCAATCTACTTTAGGCTCAGTGACATCTGATACTAGCGTTTGCATATTTGCGGACAGTTTACCTTGAGCTTTAGCAGCTTCAGCCGCTTGATTAATAGCAACTGTTAGTTCTGATTCGATAGCACTTGCTGTACCACCTGTACCATCGGAATCGGGATGATCGAGCACGCCACCGCACTTGCCAGAGTCAACTGCAACGCTGTCCCATCCCTGAGGAGGTTCAGGGAGTACGTTGTATATATGCTCCGTACTCATGTCAGCATACTGATCATCCACTAGTCCGCCTCTCGGCAGAATGAAACCTTCAGCTATAAGGTGATTGTTGATTGCGTAGTCAGCTGCGACATTCCACTTCTGTGGATTACGTTCTTCTCTACGCGTGTGATGCATAAGAACCAGGTGCATAACTTCGTGCGCCAGGAAACCTACACGTTCCATTTCTGTTAGCTTTTCAAACCACTTGGGGTTGAAGAACAGATGTTTACCGTCCACGGCCCCCGTTGGTTCGTCCCACTCTGTAGGTTTTTGCCTGAGGCACAAAGTGCCGAAGAACGGGTTGTCTAGCACAAGTCTAGATCTAGCTTTTACAAATGCTTGGTTCATGTCATCTCCTCATCGATTGATATGTCATAGTCTGGGTCATAGTCCATTAGTCATCTCCTAGCAATGCGTCTTCTAACAAAGTCTCACGTAGATCTTGTAGCTCGTCGTTAGCAATTTCTGCTAGCGCCGCACGTCTACCTGATCTGTCGTCTACCTCATGCATTTTAGTAAGTTTTTCTTGAGGCACTAAGTCTTTGATGTAGGGAGCAGCTTTAAGTAACTGATTTAAGGTACTAAATCTGTCCATAACATCATCTAGTTTTGATGTGTAATCACGTCTTTTTTCTCTGAGCTCTGAGTTGTACGTTTGTACCTGAAAGGCAGCAACAATGTCCGCGTCCGTAGGTGGTACATCCAACTCAACTGTATCGTAACTAGTTATAAAGCTAGGCATTTCACAAGTTGTAGTTGGCATAGTTAAAGATGTGTATGCTTCTTCGCCATATTTGTTTTCGTAGTCACATGTAAGTTTTACATAGTTGACTGTACGCATTGGCATGTCATAGCCCCAGATGGCATTGAATGATTCTTTCATCTTGTTTGTTTTATCTAAAATACCAAGCCTAAGTAAAGCAGCGTACCCGTCTTCGGGCTCCGCTTTACTTGGATTAGCATTGTCGAACTTTTTTTCTGCAGCTTTAGTGATATCCCACTTGAGCTGACGTGATAATCTAACTGTTTTCATATAACCTCCTATAAAACAACATTAGCATTGTCAACGATCCACTTACGCACATCGTTGTGTGATTTGAGCTGTCTGTCTTTGGCCAAACAACCTTTGACTAAGACAACTTGGAACTCGATTGGCATCTTTTTAGCTACCTTCATAATGTTTTCCATCTTGTCATCTTGTGCTCTAGTAGCAATAGCTGTGGATAACGCGTACAACAGAGCTGGATTGTCATCTTTCTTGTAAGTAGACGGATCAGCTATGAGTTGGTCGATATCAGGTAACTTGTTAGCAATTTCTTTGAAGGCAATGAACTCGCCAGCTGGACCATCGCCAACTAATGACGATACACCATAGAACAAACGTTCTGGATCGTTGTTGGCTCTTGATAACTTTCTGCTAACCATTGACCACGCACGTGGTGTTGGGAATGCATAGTCATCTGCGTTAAAGTTAGACAACAGATTTGGTCTGTACTGTATGAACGAGATAACATCTGGATCTATGTCGTGCTGATAAGCCCATTGTACCCAGTCATCTAGTGTTGGTTCTAGTTCGTAATGAGCTAGTCTGTTACGTACAGGCGATGGCATCTGATATACAGCTGCGGCATCAGTCAGTCTGTTGCCGGCACATACAATCTGCCAACCAACAGGCAACTTGTATTCACCGATTTGTTTGGTAAGCAATAGTTGTAAGAAAGCATTTTGTGTTGCTGGTGGTGCAGTGGGCAACTCGTCAATGAACAAGATACCACGGTCCCCGTCTCGCTCTGCGATCGGGAAAACGTCAGGCACAGCCCATGACGTAAACCGTTTACCAGTTTCTTTGAGTTGTTTAATGTACGGAATACCACGCACATCGACTGGGTCAAACAAGTTGGCACGAAAGTCAATGAGTGGGATACCGAGCTCTTTGGCTACCTGTACTGGTATATCTGATTTACCAATACCTGGTCCGCCCCACACCATAGCTGGATAGCCAGCCATGATGCAGTCTCTAAGTTCTTCTTTGAGTTTAATTGGATTAATAGTATGCATAATAAATTCCTCCTATAAATGCACAAAATGTACTTGTTAACATATTTTGAAACCTCCAGAGTTTTTGACAAACTCATAGAAGTCTTCTACAACCTCAGCAGCAAAGGGATAACTTTTGCGCCAGTCGTCAGTTTTACCTGTTCCATGACATACGTTACATTCACCTTGCACAAACTTGTCATTACGTGTACCTGTACCATTACAATGTGTGCACTCTACTTGTTCTAGTTCATCTAATAACTTTTTGTAATCACGCTCATACATATGATGGGCATTAGATTCTATAGCCATGGCAAGTCTTTCTTCTATGACTTTACATACGTCAGCACTGTACTCATAACCTGAGTTACTGTGCCCCATTTCTATATCTTGCTCGGATATAACATCCTCACATATATCAGTGATATACATCCATAGCGGTCTCCACCACCAGACGTTGGCACGAAAGTAAACACCAGGGTTTTCTCTTTCGTACAGATCTACTGCGTCAAAATAAGCTTGTCTGTCTTCATCAGGTAACTGATTAAAGTCAGGCATTTCAGGCTTGCTTGTGCCTTCTTTTATAATCGGATCAAGTCCGTATACATCCATTCCCATAATTTCCTCCTATGGTAAAAGTGGGGGCCGAAGCCCCCGTTGGTTATGCGTTGTCGAATACAGATTTAGTGTGCTCGTGTGTCGCATTGTTGAATGCAGTTGAAACTTTGACCGAAGAATCTGCGTGATTCTTGAAGTTCCATTCTGCAAGTCGCTGTTGACGTCTCTCGATCTCATTTCTGACACGAACATCTTTTAAAGACAGATCGTGCAATCCGAACGAGTCACCGACTAAGCCGACTACAGCTGACAACATCCTTGCTTTACGACCAAGGCCAAACATCTTATCTTCACGCTCGACCAACCATACTGGTAAGTCATCGTTTGGATTAGCAGATGCTGTTTCTTCCTTGTACTCGTATGCAATGGACGCAAACTCAGCCCAAGTTCTAGTAGTCAACTGTAAAAAGTTGATACCTGTTGATTGTGGGTCAGTCTCACACAGTGGTAAGAGACCATCCGCAATCTGTTGAACTTGCTGAAGGTAATAGTTCTCTTCCTTCTTTCGTTGTTCATCGTCCTCGTTGTTAAACGCCATGACCGTATTCTTTTTAGACTTGAATACATCCATGATGCCGTCCACTCTTGACTTCTGAGCAAGTGGCTTGCCCTCTCCGTCAATCGCGTACTTCCTATAGTAAAAGTCAGGCAAATGCACTGGATCTTGCTTAGCTCTTACTTCACTACCTACGGGGTCGCCGTTGGTATCTGGTCGCCACGCAGACTCCGGTGTCTTCTGATCAGGCAGAAGCTCGCCGGTCTCTCCGTTAGCCATATCTATTACTTGTGGACCTAGGTCCGATGGGTCAAAATGATTCGACATACTTTTCTCCTTGTGGTTTTAGTTCTATACGTCTGATGAATCTCCTAAGAAACTCACCAGAATTTACATAATCAGCTTGCGATTGTGTTTCGCTTGCTTCAGCTTGTTTTAGCACCTCGTTGGGTACATGTACTTCATCCATACAAACCTCCTTGTATTTATGGAATGTTATCTGAGCACTCGGACAGCGAAGCCTGAGAGCACCAGCATAGTGAACGAACGAAGTTCGTGTAGAACGGTCTGCGTAGCAGAATGCGGTGCGCGATAGGCTGTCGATGTACGAGTACATGAATGGGGAGTTACGAGCTCCCCGGTATTATCGAAGTTATGTTGGGGTAGGTGCTACCTACCATATCAATATGCTCGGCTTTTCATCCGAGCTTGTGCTTTCCGTAACAACCGCCCCGAGCTTTAGTACGTCCTCGGGATGACGTTGTCTGCTTTGTCTTGCAAGCTACGTTACTTAGTCTGGCCACTTTGGATTTAAAGAACCAACGTTCTACCAGATACAGACTCAACCATTTAAGCTACTGCTTGAGCTGGCTGTTCTTTCTGAACAATCTCTCTCATGAACACCTTGACTTGGTTGCCCTCGCCATCTGTTGGGACGGCTAAGTCAAAGTGCAAACAAAGACTTCCGTCAGAGTTTGTAGTAGCAATGCCTAGCTCTCTTGGTCTTGATTTACCATCTTTGCCTGGCTTTAATATATATAATGAATACAACATGTTTACCTCCTAGGTAATATAAATATATGGCTTGATACACCTGCATCAAACTCACACACAGAAATAACGCTTACATCAGAATGATGAAAGCGTCTCGGAATATGGTTCCATTGGTTCCACTCGGTTCCACGAGTCATGGAACACGATTTACCCTATAACTGTGCGGGGTTATAGGTCTGGTTCCACTGGTTCCATTAGTTTTATGATTTAAGAACATATAACAAATAACAAAGGTCCACGGTCCGCCACGCACCAGAGGTTTGTTTTACGCGGAACCGCGGAACCACAGCAGAACGAATCGCACGCAAACACGCATTGGCATGCATGCTTGTCGTGGTTCCACGACTTGGTTCCACATCG